CAGTTGGCACCCGTTACATCTGTCAGGCCCGTGTTCAATCCGTTGGTGAAACAATCATGCCAGGTGTCCATGGACGGCTCACTGTAGAGCGTGTTTACCACCGTCGCTCCACTCTGGCGCGAGATTGCCCCGCTATCTCCGTCCGAAACGGCATTGATATTCGCGCCTAACATGCAGTGTTCCACCGGCACCGTGGACAACCCCACGCTGGCGATCGAGGATCCGTTCCACATCAGCGAGGGCTCGTTGAAAATGTTTGTGTACCACTGAACCACGTCATTGGAGAGGTAGGAGGAATTGTCGTTGGCCAGATGAAAATCACGCGCGACCACTCCATTCGACGTTGCAAAACACCAAACCGGCGGACTGAATGCCGGTTCCTGCGTCTTGAACTGATTTTGCCCGTCAGCCCCCGACCGCGACGTGCTCACGACCAAGTTCGTGTATTGCGGATACATGTCGTAGAAGAAGGTCGCGAAGTATCCCATGACCAAGGCCGCATAAGGGGACGTGTCGTAGCTCGCGGTGTCGACCGTCGCGACGAAGGAATTTGTCACCACCACCGTCGACCTCGCGTAGAGCGCCAGCAGCAACATTACAATAAGAAGCAAGCGTTTCATTAGTACCAGTAAAGGGCGCAAACGAACCCACTCCCGTCGCCAGGATCGAAAACCGTCCCGTTGGAAAACCATGCCCGGGCTTGCCCGGCCGACGCGCTGGAAGTGTTCTTATAGGTTTGCAGGTAGTCCGTCGTTCCCGAGCCGCCGTTCCCGGTGACGACGATCGCATAGGTCGCTCCGCTGGTTAACGGAATGGCGCTGGGAAAATTGAAGATGACATCCGATAACGACCAGGAGTTATTGCCCGAGACGGCTGTGGTCGTTCCCAATGGCGAGGCCGGCACGATCGATGTTCCCGAAACCGCGTAGACACTCACGGTGAAGTTGATCGCGCTGATCGTGCCTTGGGAGGTGACATTTACCCGGACCTTGCAAAGGTTGATGTTCGACCCCGGCGTCAGCAAAACCCCCGAATAGGGCGCGTCAGAGTTCACCCGGATAAACGCCGTCGTGCCGGTTTGCGACACGTTCGGCGAACCATCGGCCGGGCACGACCCGCCGCCTCCGCTGCTGGCAACCACTGGCTGCGCATAGAACAGCGCCTGTTTCTTCACCGGCAAAGAGCCGGCACAGCACAAGATGCAAATCGCAAGTAGCTTCTTCATGGAAAATCAAGCTGCGCCACGTTGGTGGAAAGCCCCGGTTGAATGGTGAAAAGAAAATCCGAGTGGTTGAATGCGTTCGACACAACCGAAGTCGCCCCGCGCGTCACGTGAAAGTTTGCCGGAAAAGAAATCGTCCGATCCGCTCCTCCCGGATACAAATGTTCGATCGTCGCGTTATACGCTCCCGCCGTCACATTCGTCACCCCGGTGAAGGTCAGGTTTCCGCCAAGGTTCGTCGTCCATTCCGACTTCGAGAAATCCGCCGCTGTGCCAGCAAAGGCATTCGTCGGCGTCAGGAGATTTGTCGTCCATTGCGTTCCGATATTTGCTTGCGACAGCGAAAGCGGATCCGGGACGTGCAGATTTGTCAGGCTGCCGCCGTCTTGCGGGCTGGACCCGCCGTTCAAGGGAAAATAAGGGTAAAGCCGCCACAGCACCGAATCGTTGGTGCCGAGGGTCACGCTAAAAGCGTTCGTGTTTTGAAACGCCCAGCCGTTGGTCACACAGTCCTTGGCAGTCCAATTCGTCGCGCCCGAGACAAACAACGGATAGAGGTTGGTCAGGTACAGTGTGACGTTGGTGGGGGTGACCGAGCGGTTGAGGATTCCAAGCGCAAACTGCGGCCCGTTTTGTGCGCCGAGCGGCTTGAGAAAGACGTCGCAACCGTTGGTTTGCAGCAGCCGCTGTGCGCAGAACACGCCCGGGTCTTGGTCGATGGCGATCAGGTCCACATTGGTGGCCGTCGGAACGCTGACGCCCGCGATAAAGCCGCTGTCCCAAATAATGGGGGCGGAATACAGTGCGCAGACGACCAGGTGGGTTTTGATGCCATACCATCCTCCGCCGCCCAAAATGGCTTCTCCAATGTAATCCATATTGATGAAATGCCCGGGACGCACCCAGCGATACCAATTGTTGGTTTGGGTGACATCGACCCAGCGCAGAAGCTGGCCCCAGGAATTAATGTCGCCCCCGCTCACCGGCCGCAATTCGTTCATGAAGGCGGCGTACACTGTCGGCTGTGCGATGTCGCCGCCGTTGGTCACTGCCCCACTTAGAATCATCGGAAACCCATTGGCCGCGATGAGTGCGGCGATTCGCTGCTTTTCCACCATCTGCTGGTCGGTCTTCAGGTAGTCCAACCCGTAACGGCCCAAACTGGCGATGTTGGTCCAAAGCAGGAATCCGCCAATCCCATGTTGAAAACCGCCCGTGGAAAGGTTCGTTCCCCCGTCGGCGTAAAGCCCCAGTTTCCAACCGTTCGTATGGATGGCCGCGATGAAATTGGAAACGCCCCAGGTGCCCGCGCCAAACGTGTTGCTGATGCCGTAGCTGAGTTGCATCAACCCGTTCGGATCCAGGTTGGTCTGTCCCCAGCCGTCGTCGAGGAACACGTAATTATATCCCCACGGCCGGAGAAAGACATTCCCGGACGCCAGGGCATTCGAAATCCCGGAGACGCCTGCGTGGTTGGTCCAGGACGTCCCGTCAAAAGCGCCGTAAAACGAGGCAATCCCCATCGGCGGCAGCCGCGTCAGCGACTCCTGCTGGTTGGGAAACCACTCGGTTTGGATATACAGGTTGGAGGACAACTGCCCCGCGTTGGCCTCGGAGGCCAGCGGCAAATTGTTCGTCGACGCCTGCACCAGCGGCAGCACCACGTTATTGTTGGTATTTGCCACCACGGCCTGCACTTGCGCCTGCGTTAGCCCGTTCGTCGGCCCTCCTCCGCCCCCGCTCCAGCCATTAAGGGTTTTGGACGTGACCGGGTGGATGGCGTCCGTGCCGGCGTTAACCTCCGACTGGGTTGCAGGTCGTGGCGGCAGCACTTCAGCGGTGACCGACCAGCATAGCGCGCCGCAAACCAGTATGAAAAAGGATCTCATTTATACTCCGCCTTGATTTTCACGTTGTTGCCGGCGCTGACGGTGACGACTCCCTGCTTTTTCGAGACGTAGAGATAGCAGCCGTTATGCGAAGATCCGTCGGACGGGTCCACGGCGAACAAATCACGGCCGTCCTTGCCAAAAGTCACCGCGCTCAAACCTAAAAATGTTTTCCCGATCGGCACATGGAATTGATCGAGAATGATCGGAGCCCCGCTGAGCGCCTGGGCGGTAATCATCACCCAGGAATCAAAACCCAAACCCGTCCCGTCGATCTGGAGCGAAAGCAGTTTGTGGGGCCCAGCGCCATCGGCCCAAATTGTGAAGCTGTTTGCCGCGGTCGCCAGGTCGCTGACGTAGGTTGTTCCAGTCGGCACCTCCGGGTCCGTCAACTCGACGCCCAAGTCCATTGTGTCCGCGGAAAGCGTTTTCGTCCCGTCGGTCGTGCTGACGCAGATATAGAGTCCGAGCGCGAGGGAAAGCTCACCGGCCGAGAACGTCTGGAAAAATGGCGAACTCTGGTTGATCAACCATTGCTTCAGCGGCACGGCGCCTTCCGCCGGCACAACCGTCGAGTCGTGCACCTGGAGGTAGCGATCGGCGGTGGCTCCAAGAAACTGGCCCTCGATCTTTAGGACGTGGATGGGATGCTGTGTCACCTGCTGCGCGGCGACTCCGAAATATTCCAATGGTTTCATAAATAGGAAAGCGCAGCGCTAAGGCGTGTAATTGACGGCGACGGTGGGAATGGTGGAGCGGTCACGGTGGCGCGCGGCGCCGCGTTTATCACCGCCCATGTTAAAGACCTGGCTGGGGCTGTTGTCGTTGCCCAGGAGTTGTTTCAAAGTCTCCTTGGCTTCATCGAGCATGGCGGCCGCGTCGGCACTTTTCATCCGGGCGAGCAATTTCGCGGCGGTCCATTGCACGATCAGCAAATCATCGAGCGCGCAAACGTCATCATCGGCCACCAGCGGCGGGAGGACCATCTGGCCGGTTAAACGCAATCTCGTGGCGCTGGCCGGCAGCGGCCAGACTTCGAACTGAACATCGCTGCTGTCGATTGATCGATATTTCTGCCAGCGAATGACTGGGTCCAGGCGCTGATTGAGCTCCGGGTTAAGCGTGTTGTAGTTCATCAGCCGGATGCCCGGCTCGACCGAATACCAGAGTGTGCTCCAGTAACACTCGAACACGATCTTGCGGCTGGTATCGAGACCGGCGGGAAAATCGTAGTAGCGCGTTCCGGCCACGAGATTCATTTCCGGCCGGATGTTGAGGTCGGAAAAGGAGTAGCGTTTGGACAGCCATTTTTGCTGGCTGGCGAGCTGGGCCTTGAGGACGTCGTCGCCGCCGGGCGCGACATTCGAATCCGAATCCGCGCTCAGCTCACCCTTAAGCATGTCGAGCAAGTCGCTCAATGCCGTTCCGGTCGCCATAACATCCTCGCGAACAGCCAACCAAGGCCGCCCCTAAAAACTATTCCGCTGCCGTCGGATCTTCCGCGGCGTTCTCGTCCGCTTTCGGAGCCTTGGCGGGCTTCGGCGCTTTCGGAGCCTTGGCGGGCTTCGGCGCTTTCGGAGCCTTGGCGGGCTTCGGCGCTTTCTCCGGAGCGGGGTTCTTGTCGTATTTCACCACCCGTTCCTCGTCCGTGCGCGTGGCCATTTCCGGCCCGTGCCCGCGGCGTGACGCCGGCTTGGCAGCGGTCGGTGGCGCGACTTCGAGACCGATCTCCTGGAACGTCTGCGGCAATTGCGGATTCAATCCGGGAAACAATTCGTCGACGACGTGCTCTTTCGGATTCTTCTTCGAGCGGGTCGGGTAGAGATGGCGCAAGCGGGCGAGCTCCTCGCAGTTGGTGCGCGTGTGCCGGCTCACTTCCTTTTCGGCTTCGTCGCGCACGATCGTTTCGGCCTCTCCGGAGGCGACCGGGTTCACCAGGACTTTCCAGTAGCGCGCAATTTCCTCCGGCGAAGTCGCCTGGCTGGCGAAGGTGTGCGCGGCGGGATCGTGGATGGCGCGCAGAATGAGCGCCTCGGCCGGCGTCACGTGGCGTTTGCCAATATCCTGGTATTCGTTCTGTTTGACCCGGCAGTGAATTGTATTCATAAAATAAGTTCTTCGGTTGCTCGCAAGGGCGTGGCCGCTGTGGCTCGCCCCTGCGAGCAACCGGCGGGGAAACGAAAGGTAGAAGCTGCTGCGGAACTTCCGACCTCCAACCCCGCCGATTGCAGAGTCGCTAACGCGGGAATGCGTTTAACCTCAAATCCAGCACCGTGAACTGGCTATTGGCGGAATTCGTCCCACTGGCAATCACGCGCACTCGGATTTTCTGGGCTCCTGGCCAGCGCGGGAAAATATTGGTGTGCTGCGTCTGCACCGTTGCGCCCGCTGAAAGGAGCGCCCAATTGAAGTAATCGGCCGGCTCGGTCGTTTCATTCACGCCATCGTAGACCGGAGCAAACTGGATCAAGTTGGTCGTCCCGTTGTTTCCGGCGCCGCAAATAAACGTGCAGGAAAAGTCGGCGTTGGTGGGAACCGTGCCGTTCAAATCCGCCCACATCGAGGCCGACCGGGTCAGCTTCGTGTTCTCGTAATTGGTGCCGACGGCCACGATGTTCGAGCCATACGCATTCGTCCACATGAGGCCCACCAGGTTGGTGCCGTAGGCGTTCACGCTGAACAGGTTTGTGTACGGGATCGTGTTGCTCACGGTGATGCTTAGCACGCCGTCGGATAACAATGGGATGCTTTGCGCCACCTGTGCGGACGCCGGCGCTGCCAAAGACAACGCCAGCGCGGCTGCGGCCGCCCCGGCCGCAACCCCAAGTTTTGCGGCCAGCCGCTCGGCGAGCTCGCGTAATCGTTCGATCAGATTTTTCATAAATGTTCTTTCGTTGAATTCGCGTTGGTTCGTGACTTACTGAACGGCGAAAACTCCGTTCACGTTGAGCTGATCGGCGCAAAGGGCCATCGTGCCCGTCACCGATTTGAACAGGACGAATTGGTCGTAAGGACGGACCGCCTTGTGCGCCATCATGTCCTGGCCCTTCATGGGCATCAGTTTCACGTGGCGGGAGTCGAGAGCCACGAGGCGCTTGGTCATGCCGTGGTCATCGAGCCAGGGCTCGTATTGCACCCAGCCAATGCCGCGAATGAAAACAGGCTGCTCCGGATCGTAACTGCCGGTCGTGACGGAGTCCTTCGTGCCGTTGCCCGAAAGCGAGTAGCTCGTCTTGGCCGCGATTTCCGATTCCATCGCGTCAAGCATGTCGCTGCCGGCATACAGGAGATCCGGCCGGCCGCCGTAGCGCCGGAGTTGGCGGACCTGGCGTTTCAATTCCTTGGTCAAGGTTTGGTTAGCCTCGCTGTAGGGAATGGCCAGGTTGACCCGGTGTCTCCACCAGGTGTAAACGGCGCGGTCGGTCGCACCGACGAGTCCTGAAGTCGGATCGTCGTCGAACAGACCGGTGATACCGACAATGGCCTGCGCCGATTGCGTGCCGTCGCGCCACAGCGCGTCCTCAGTAGCGCGCGAAAGCGATTCGCCGAAGTCGTCCTCGATGACGGCCTGCAACCAGTCCTTCACGATCTGGATTTCCTCGTTGGTGGACTTGATTGGGTCGCCGCTCATGTCCACGCCGATGCCGCGCTGCTTCAGCTCGGTAAAGTCGAGCACGATGCCCGCGTGACATTCGCGCCACAGGAACTTCGCGCGGAGAATATTGTCCGGGTGCACGAAACCGACCTGGTCGGTGTGCGAGTACCACTGGAAAAAACCAGCCTGGTCCGACGCAAACGCGCCTTGGATCGGTCCGCTGATGTATCCTTGGCCGCCGGGAAATTCCTTTTTCTTCGCGCTCAAATCGCGCAGGAGCGGTTTGTCCTGGATGTTCTGCCCTACCGGCTGCGTGCGCACGTAGAAGTCGAGCGCCGTGTTTGCCAGCGTGTTAAAATTGCTAAAACTGATCGCCATAATCCAAATTTCCGTTGTGCTACTCCCCTGCCCAGGTCCAGTGCGCTCGCACTATTCCAACTTCACGGAGTCCATTGCCTCCCGTAACGTCTTAGGCCGCGGTTTCGCGGTTGTGGACGAGCCATGACTTGTCACCGGCCGGCTTTCCCGGGCCGGTGGCTTGGCCAGTTGCCCTCGGGCCAGTTTGTAAACCCGCTGCGCTTCCGCTATCAGTTGGTCGGGCGTGACTTTGGGGTTGTTGATCCATTTCAATTGAATGGCGTCAAATACCCGGTCCGCGACCGACTCGCCGTGCTTCGGATCTTCCGGCGGTGTTACATTTCCGAAATCAGGATCACGTTCCCGAATGTTTCCTTCCCAGGCGTTGAGTGAGTTGAGCGTCTGCCGTTGCGCGCGCGTCTGCGCCTCCTGCTGCCGTTGCGTTTCGGTCTGCTGCACCCGGTCGGTGGCGCTCTTGGCGCCGGCCCGGCCTTTTTCAGCGTCCAAAATCGCTTTTTTCGCCAGCGTGTGCGTCTCTTCATCGATCACGCCGTCTTCCAGCTTCTTGTCGATCGTCGCGAGGCTTTGCTTCAGGTCCGCAGACGTCACGATGTGCCCGGCTCGCCCTTTCGCATCCGTGAGCATTTGCTCAAGGACAGGAATTGCGGCCGCCGGATCGGTGGCGTAGGCCCGGACGATGTTGCGCATCGTCTGAAAACCTTTTTCGTCGCCGGTATGCTGCCTCAGCTCGTCCACCACCGGCCGTAACTGGCTCACTTGCTCGGTCGCCCGACGCTCGCGTTCCATGACCTGCCGGAGAATTGGCCGCGCTTTCTTCGCGCCGTCTTCGCCCAACGCTTTGTTCAACTCGCCCCACTCAGGGCGTTTATGGAAAGGATCATTCGCTGAATCCTCAGCCTTGGCTGCATCGGCCGGCGGCTCATCCTTCTTGCCGGCGTCGTCAGTTTTGGCTTCACCTGATTCGGCTTTCTCAGTGGTTGGCGAATCCTCTGCGCCCGACTCCGCTTCCGCGGGCTCTTCCAGTTTTACCTGTTCGAGCGCCTCGGCCATGGAGCCTGGCTTTTTATCGCCTCGCGCGGTGGACGGATTCGCGCCTTTTGCGTCCGTTGGATTATTTGCGGTTGACGGCGCCGCTGTAGCGTCAGGTGCGGCCTGAGACGGGCTGGCCGCGGGAGTTATCGTCTCGACTTCATCAGTCACATGGCCGATTCAACCTCACCAGGGGGCGAATGGTGAAGAGGCGAACCGCCGTCTGTCGGGACAAATGTCAGCGTTTGCGGATATGGATGCCGTTGGGAGGAAGAACCAGGTTCACGGTCTCCTGTTCCTCCTTCAGGCGCTGCGCCACGGCGTGCTGATAACACGCGCGCTCGGCATTGATCGCCGCCAGTTGTAGGTGACCAAGGATTTCCGGCAGTGAGATTTCGCCACTACGCAGAGCGGCCTCAGTGGAAACTCTCAGCGCGGCTTCGTATTGTTTTGCGTTCATAAATTAAAGGCCGTCGTTCTATGGCTTGGGCGCCATACGGGTCGACATCACTGCCACGTTCGGCGCACGTGGGCCCGGCGCCGCAGCGCCCGCAACTGGAGAACCGGCTCCAGGAGGACGTGGGCCGCCATTGGTTGCCGCCGGCGGCGCCGGTGGCATACCTGGCCGAATGCCGGCCAGCATCAAGGCCTGCGCCCGTTCGTCCGGATTCAGGTCGGAAAGTTTTATTGAAATGCTTTCGGCGGCGCCTTTCGGCTGGCCGCCGGGACCGCCCTGCCCCTGCGGCTGTGCCTGGGCAAGCCACTCCTCCAAGTCGAACCGGAAGTCCATCACCTTGGCCGCATATTTGATCAAAGGGTCGAGAGGCAGCCCCATGCCTTGCGCCAGTTGAATCAACTGCGGCATCAGCGCCTGCAGGTTGGAAATTTCCAGCGCCCGGTTCGGCCGGCCGGCGCTGCCGGCTTCGATTTGCAAATAGAGGTTTTTCCGGACCGCCGCGCGGGTTTCTTCAGTCACCGCCCACGCACCGCCCGGGCCCGCGATTTCCTTCGCGGTTTGTTCGCTCATTTGTGTGAGCAACATTTCGCCGCCCATTTTGCCGAGCTTGGACAAAAACTTTTCAAGCGAATCGACCTCGCTACTGACGTTCTGCACGCGCGAAGTCTCGGCGATCGCCTGGCCGGTCGCCTTTTCGTTGGCGGCCTGTTGCCCGATATTGGCTTGCTGCTGCCCGGTCACGAGTTGCGCGTGCTGCATGACCTGGTCGGTGCGATACAGATTCGGGTCGATCGGCACGGTGGGTATCGGCGTCAGGGCCTTGGACGTGTCTCCGCCCGGCGGCACGTTGTCCAGGGGAATCACGTCATGCGACGCCCGGCCGGCCAGGTTCTTCCGATCGTTGGCCGTGAAAGTATCCTTGCCGCAAACGTGTCCCGGCCGGTTGGCCACGCGATGTTCGCGCAACGCTTCCTGGCTGCGATTCATTTCCTCCTGCATCGGCCGCAAGAGCCGGCACGCGCTCTCGCCATAAATCGTGACGCCTTTTTGTGGTAAATTTTCCTCCACAATAATTCGGGAGAGCTTCAAGGCCTGCGTGTGCCAGAACCCGCTCACCTCCGGCCACGGCGCCTCCGGATCTTCCAGGAAGCCTTCGTAACCGTCGCAGACCACATACTTCAACTGGTCGCGTTTGTGATAAATGATCCAGACGCACGCCTCTGTCTTGTCGGGCCAGTTGCCCGGGTCGGAAGTGGTCTGCGCTTCTTGGCCGCCGGCTTTGGTGCGCGGCGTGACCGTGTTCATGTTTTCCTGCCCGGCCGTGTACTGCCGCGCGGAGCCGCGGACGTCGACCTTCCACTGGCCCTCGATTTTTTCCGGCGTCATCAGGAATTCTTCGGCGACCCAATCGGCGCCGACGAATTCCGTCAGCGATCGGCATTTGGGGTCGACGATGACGCTGGTCGGCGGCTTGAAATCAAAAACGAGACCTTCGCTCAGAGTTTTGCCCGCGCCATCCTTCAGTGACGCAGCCAGGGCCAGCAACATCAGCTTCAGTTCCTCGTGGCACGGCGCGTCGTCCGCGTAGTTTTGTTGCTCCTGCAGGTCCTGGACGAGTTGATTGATCCGGTTCAAGCGGTCCATCACCGTGGCCTGCGTCGCGCTCGATGTCGGCACGGTTTCGTTTTCGCGCTTGAACTTGAGCGTGACGAATGCCGCGCCCGTGGTTTTTTCGCACAGGATCAAATCCTTCATCTGAGATTCGAAATCGGGCTGCTGGCAGTTGATCTCGTTGCTGAAGACAATCTCCAGTGTCTCGGCGATGCGATCGTAAAGCTTCTTCCGATCGGCGCCGGCCTTGTAATCGGTCACGATTGCCACAGCTTCCTGGGGCGGACCCTGCGGCGCAGCGCCCGCCTCCGGAGGCGCTTCCATGACGGCCGCGTCGTGCCCGGCCGCGCTCTCGATCGCGGCCATCGCCTGGCGCAAGCTGGCTTCCGTTCCGTCCCACACGGAATACTCGAGCCGCCGAATGCGTTCGCACGTGAACGTAGGATTTTTCGCGTAGATGGCCGACACTTCCTGGTTCAACTCGCGTTGGACAAAATTGACTTTGTATTTGTCGGCCATTTTGTCCTCGGCCTGCTGCCACTGGTCGCCGCCGGCGAAAGCCATGTCCTCCTTGATGCGGTCGAAAACCGGTTTCCAAAAATCCCGCGCGGTCCGGACGGTGTCGCAGAGTTGCTTGACGAGCGCCCTGGCTGATTCATCGGCCTGCGATTCTTTCGGATCCTTTTTCTCGGGCGCCTGGGCCGGCGCTGGTGTGCTTCCTATGATCATAATTTTATTGGCCGGCCGCGCTGCGGCTTACCATCCTTTTAAAGCTTTCTGCGCGCGTTCCTCGGATTCCGAGCGCTGCGCCTCCTGCTTCACCCAGGCGAGCGTGCCTGGCTTGGGCATGCCTGTTTCCGGTTTGCCGGGTGCTTCCGCCTTGAACATCCGGTCGAGGCCCATGCCGAGGATGCCGCCAGCGGCGACCAGGTCGTCGTGGCTGGCGTTGGGAAAGGCGAGCAATTCCTTTTCGGCATTGCCCCACTCCGGCCAGAAACCGGGCCAGCGCACCATCCCCATCGCGCAACGGTTGCGAAAACTTTGCGCCCGGCGAATCAAATCCCGGTCTTCACCGATTTCTTCGATGGCGACATACTGCCGTTTCTCGCGCATGCGTTTTCGCCAGAACGGCCCGATGCTGCCGCTGATGGCGTCGCGCGCGGCAAACCATTGTGTGGGGTGTTGGGCCGCGATGATCTCCATCATGCGGTCGAGCAGCTCGTCGGTCTCACACCGGCCCCACCACGAGCACGGTAAAATCCAGATGACGTCGGACGGGTCGATGCCGGCCACGAGCAGGCAGGAGCGGTCGTTCTGTTGTTCCTTCCGGAACGTGTGATCGCTGGCGACGTAAATACGCAGATACTTCGGCAGCTCGTGGGCTTTGTAGGTGAGCAGCCATTTCTTTTTGAAGTAATTACCTTCCGCCGGCGTCGGGTTGCACTGGTCCTGCGTCTGGTGGTCCATTCGGACGATATCGCTTTTGTGATTCCTCCGGCCGATGTAGTAAGCGCGGCCGTATTTATCCGGCCAAAGCGGCTCATCGATCTTTCGCTTCAGTGGATCTCCCTCTTCCGCCAGCGCGGGCAAACGAATCCGCGTCCACCGCTTTGCCTCGGCCTCGTCGTAATGGATATTGTTCGGGTCGAATAGCCGCCCCTGGACGTCGTCCTCGTGGCGACGGCTCCCGATCAAGACGATCGGTGCCGCATCGTCGTTGAGCCGGCTCTGGCAATCGGAGATGAACGTCTGCCAGGCGTGGTCGCGAATGGTCGGGCTTTCCGCCTCCTCGCTGTTCTTAAAAAAGTCGTCGAAAATCATCAGGTCGGCACCGGCACCAGCGCCGAGGCCTCCGCGCCCGGTGAAGATGGCCACGCCACCACCGGCGAGCTGCAAACGGTCGCTCGCTTGGGAGTCGTCACGCAGCATCGCCTCCGGATTCGCGCCGTAGGTGAGCCGGTAGCCGGCACCGCGAAAGATGTTGCGGCAATCACGGCCGTGTTCGGTCGCGAGCGTGTCCGTGTGCGTGACGACAATGACGCTTTCAGCCGGGTCATCGCCCATGAACCACGGCACATATTTACGCACCGAGAGTTCGCTTTTGCCATGGCGTGGCGGGAGTTCGATTTCGAGCCGGTTGATCTTTCGCGCGCGAATCTGCTGCAAATACTTTGCAATCAGCGTCAGATGCGGCCGAACAGTGTAGCGCGAGACCCGGACATTGAGCGGCTCGCGCGGCAGCGGCGCGGTCAGCCGGGAGAATGTGATGAGGTCATGCTTGGCGAGTTGTCCGCACAAATATCGCTCCTGCAGCAGCTCGGTAGAAATGCTGTTCCAGGACATGAGGATGAACAACAGCCAAAACATAATGCCGGCGGCGCGGCCGCTAATGGCCGTCCGCAACGACCTTCAGTGAAAGCCGCGCATCCCGGGATTCGCCGGAGCGGCCGGTGCTTCATCGCCATCATTGTCCGAGTTGTCTTCGGTGATGTGATGCAGCGCCAGAGCGAGACGGGCTTGCTTGCCGCCCAGGTCCGTGTCGTGCTGGTGTTTCTCCGCCCATTCGTGGACGGGAAGCCCTTCGGCTTTTGCTTTGGCGGTCGCCGCCCCTTTGTGTTTGATCGCGTGTTGGATCCATTTGTCTGCCATAACTATCTCCCCTTTCTTTCGTTGAAACTTTTTACCACCTCTTCAAAAGTGCCCACCGCCCAAATGTCCTCGCTCTTGAGCAGCCGGCATTCGTTAGCCGCACCGTTGGGCAGTTCGCCCGAGACCTCGATCGGAACGCCACAATTCCAAACGGCAAAAACGGTCTGCCCTGGTATCAGCGGCAGTTTGCAATCGTTGGCCACCGCCAGGACACGCGCTTTGCGGATGTATTTCTTTTTCGCGTTGTCAGGGAGGTAGAGTCCGCCGTCTGAAAATTTGTCGTCGATGATCAGTTCAAGCAGGACACGGTCTTTGTGTGGTCGGACGGTCATTTTTTTGTCGTCTTTTTGTCGTCTTTTTGTCGTGTGGGAAGAACACCACGGCGCGCCAGTTCCGCGCGCAATTCCGCCTCGCCCCATTCTTCCGGTGGTTTGGTCGTGTCCACCGCCACGGAATTATTGACGGTCACGGCCACGTCGGGTTTGTCCTTCCATTCTTCCGAACAGGCGTTGCGAAGCGCGAAGATGACGGCCTTGGTGTCTTTCTCCGCCGTCATCAAACGCTCTTCCCAATACATGGTCCGCGCGGTCCGGGCCTGGCCGAGCGCTTCCTTGAAGTCCCCTTTCGTTTCCGCCCACGCATAAATGGTCTCGCGCGAGACCCCGATGCTGCCGGCAAACCCGGTGAGCGAATATCCCTGGGACATGAACTCAACGACGGCCCTGCAAAATTTCGGATCGTAAACCGAGGGTCGGCCGCCAGTGTTCTCCTTTGGGGGACGCTTTGAGCGTTTCATACGACCATCCTTTCAGCCGTTCGTTCGCAACAATGAAGCGCGCGGGCGATTCGCGAGACGGGCCAGTTCTTTCGCCGGCGCAATTCCATCGCCACTTTTCGCCGCTCTGCGGCGCCTTTGGTGCCTGGCTTTACCGGCAACATTAGAATCTCAACATCGAATCCCAACTGCTCGGCGATACGTTGCGCTTCCCGTTCGTCGTCGGTGAAAATGGCCCGTGTCTCGAAAATCACTTCTAGGCGTCGCACGCGTTTCAGCGCGGCATCGAGCTCAATGCGCATGCGTTCGACCTCGTTCACGGTTTGGCTTGGACGCAAAACTCGACACAGAAGGATTCCTCCTGGGTGA